GGGTTTTTGTGTTTATGTCGTGCATTGACGCCTAAGTTACGAAGCAATTCGTCTCTCAAGTCTAGCAGTCCATCGTCGGATTTTATGCCTTCGATACGGTCTATCATATAGAACATACACACTCTGTCATCGATCATATGTCTTCCTTTCTTGGTAAATGGTAATTCTTTTTCACGCCGAAAGCGGTGTCTCCGGCGGTGTAGCCTGCTATCCACTTTTCCCAACGGTTTCGTTTTTCGCTCCATTGAGCGTTCTTGTGATGCTCTTCGGCTTTTCTCCAGTGGCCGCGTCGAAAGTGAAGGGCTTGCCGCCCACCTCTTCCCTCGTCATATGTCCGCGCTACGACGGGTTCTTCTACGTTCCAAGAAACCATGTTCCACGCTTCTGGAGCGAAAGACCCTGTCGATTTACGAAAGCCCTGCTTTTGGAGAAAGTTTAACGGCATGGGCTTTTGAACCACGAGCCGCGGTTGGTTTAGCGTGTCCAACGCTGCACAAACAATTCTCAAGAAAGCCTCGTACACTGGTATCTTATGTTCTTGATCCATCCAAATCGGGGCTAACTCTAACGCACCTTTTTCACTATCAACCGTTCCAAGAAAATGAGCGTTCTCCGAGTGTCGTTCTAAAAGCACGACATAGAATTTCCGAGGGTTGTCTGGAGCAATCATATTACACAGAAACATTACTTCTTTTTCGTCGAATTCTTCTGTCCATTTGTAGACATGGAATTCCTCGGCCTCAAAGTCGTTGATGTCTTTAAAGTACAGCCCAATTTCTGTAGATGGTAAAATTACATCCTGAGTTGGCGGCGTTTCAAACAATGGAAACATTTCGTCTAAGTTGCTTCGAATGTAGGAACACAGAAGGCTGCAATCAAAGTATTGATATTGAGACACTAAAGACTGCGCGAAGTCATATGAGCTCCACCCGAATTTTAAACCTGTGCCCAACGTATTATTTTCGATACCAAAGACATCTTTTTCCGGGGCGCTTCGACACTGCCGGACAACATCCTGCACCATGTATCGAAAGTCTGCTTTTTTAGGGGCGGATTTTAGCTTTTTTATCTTCTTTAGCGTTTTACCTTTTCCAAGCCTGCCGTGCCCCCGACCGCTCATCTGAGGATGAGGCCGCATAGAGTTTTGCAAGTTAATTTGCTCTGCAACGGTAGCGCCTTTAAGGCCTGTGATTTTTGTGATGTCGCTCATTACCAGCTTCCCTCATAATAAACGCTGCGCCAGAAGCCGTCCTCTCGGTTTACCCAATCGTAAGCATCGCGAAAAATCTTTACGGTCTTTGCAATCTCTTCCGGCTCTTTGTGAAAGGCGTCTGTTTGAGGTGAGTAATTTGCTTCGGGCAAATTACCTTGCTTAACTGCGTCAGCAATTTCAAGCAGGAACTCCGGCTCTAGCAAAACGCGCCCGTCAGACTTAACGTAGTCCTGTTCGATGCACTCATGCAGAGCCCAATGCTTGCGCCACTGTCCCAAATCGAGGATTGTGCTGGACACTTTGTATCCATCGACGATGGGCCGCGCGTGTTTGTTGTCATGCGTGGGGATGAATTTCTCACCCATTAGAAACATATCAAGTCCCATTAACATTCTCCTGTTTTACTAATTAGAGAATATAAATGGTATGGGATAAAGTCAACCTTTATTTCTAGAAAAGAAAAAACCCTCAGTCAGGACATGAACTGAGGGCTTTAACATTTATCAAACATTGGAGAATGTCTAAGTCATTTATAAGCGACTTTATGGGATGTGTCAACAACCTTATCACGGTTTTGAGCATATACATCGAACATAACTCTAAGTTGTCCACTTATTGTACGCCCGTTGACCGCGGAATCCAGTTTAATCTCCTTGTAAACCTCAATTGGTACAAGAACACTTTTCCATTTTGTAGTATCCATAAGGCAATCCTCGTCGCTTCACGGCCGACCATATAGGAGTTTATGGGAACCTGCAAGAAAAAACCCTCTTGCCGTTGCAGTGCGAAACCTGACCGGGCAAAAGGGCAGTTGGAAGTGGTGGGCGTATATCGAGCAGTACGCCAAGCCTCTAAACAGCTTCTCCCCAGTTTGGACCCACTTCAACATCACATTTGCTAGGGATTTCTAATGGTACGGCATTTATCATTATCTTTGCAATACCTTCAGCCTCTTCTTTTGTCTTTACAGACATACAAAGCTCGTCATGCACTTGCAGCATCGGCAGATAACCTTCCTTGTACAGATCGACCATTGCTTTCTTTGTCATATCCGCGGCAGACGCTTGGATCAGTCTGTTCAAAGCTTTGTAGGTAAACGCCCGCTTGAGACGGCAAGTGTCCCCATATTCCAAAACAGCCTCTTGGTACGGCAGAGCCTTGGTCATTTCGAACGAATCGGGTTCCCAGAGATTAAAACGGCACTTGCGTCCGAGGATAGAGCTTATTGCGCCGCCACTGGCTTTGCTGTTTAGGCGCTCTGTAACCCCGTTCATCAACGCTTTTACGAATGGCACACGGTCGTGATACTGTTTCACCAGACCTTTGGCCTCGCTGGCTTCAATATCCAGCTGGTCTGCCAGTTTAGCGACCCCCATGCCATACATCATGCCCAGATTGATTGTTTTGGCCTGTTTTCGAGGGATGTCTGCCATTTCAGCAACCATTGTGTGAAAATCCATGTTTGGATCGTTTTTGTAGCTCTCGACAAACTCTTCAACCCCGCGGAGCGCGATCCCCCGGCTTTTGCCATATACATGAGCATAATGAACCAAGATGCGCGGTTCTTGTTGCGAGTAGTCGATTGACGCCCATTGTTCGCCCTCTTCTGGCAGGAACAATGACCGGATAAGGGGTCCGATCTCAGGATCGCGGGCCGGGATTTGTTGTAGGTTGGGGTTATTCATCGAAAAGCGGCCAGAGACCGTGCCGCCGTCGTCCCCTCTGATCTGATTGATGTGCGAATGCACTCGACCGTCGCCGTGACAGAATTTTAGGATGTTATTTATAAAAGTTCCGCTGGTCTTGTTAAGATTTCGGGCTTGAACGATTAATTGCGGTAATTTTTCCGGATGTTCGGCCAGAAACTGCTTTTTAAACGATGGAGCGCCCTTTTCTGTCTTTGGATATGGTATTGATAACTTATCAAAGGCTTTCGCCACAGAGTTTGCCGCCCATATTTCCACATCATTACCAACAAGTCCCCTTATTTCTTTTAATACGGTCTTTTCTCGCTTGAGGATCGCGTCGCGTGTTCTTTCGGTCTTGTCCATATCCACGCGGACGCCTCTCCATGTCATATTGACCAAGCAGGGGAGCAAATCCAACTCTAGATTAACAATATTCCAAAGATTTTGTTTTCCGACCTCAACTCTTAGATAATCCCATAGCTGTAAGGTCACTTCGGCGTCTGTTTGTGCATATGGTCCGACGTACATGGCGGGCATTTTCCACATATCGGCCTTTGGATCGAACCCAAACTCTTTTGCGGCCTCTCTGAGTAGGCTTTCGTTCTTTGCGAGGCCCAGATATTCGAAAGCTAGTGAGTTTAGTGCATAAGAAAACTTATTTTCGTCCAAAAGGGACGCGACAACCATCGTGTCGATGATCCGACCGTTAATTTCGAATCCCATGCGCTTGATCCAACCCACATCATACTGAGCGTTGTGCATAATTTTGTCGGCGGGGCACTCAAAAACCTTTTTGAGCCATTTATTGACGATTTTTTCGTCTAAATTACCGCCGCCGCGGTGTCTTGTAGGGATATAACCCGCCCAATCCGCTGTTGCGACGGCATATCCGACCACTTCACCGTCACCCACAGCCCAACCGGGACCGTTTTTCTTGATATTTGGGTCTCTGGTCTCAACATCGATAGCAATTGTCTTTGCATCTGTAAGATCGGGCAGTTCTGCGGGTGGAACCCACTCTGAATTCAGGGACGGTGTAGCCATTTTAAGCTTCATCTTCTATTCTCTTTATAATTTTTTCTACAGGTTGCGCGTCTCTCTCGACAAATTCCGCTCCCAGCCCGGTGTATCCGGCTTTATCCACCCACGAATCCTCATGGCCTATCGTTTCTATCAGACGGCTTGTTTTAACCCAATCCATCATCAACGTAACGTGGGCCGGGGTCAGATACCCGTGGCTTTTTAAAGCTCCGCTCACTATAATGTTCCACCCATCTGCAATTCGAGCATGGTTGTTGTAAGCATCCCCGTAATCTTTGGCGCGTTGGCCGTTGATAAGCTCTTTTGCGGTGTCTAATACTTCGTCACGTTTCATTGTAGCTTTTCCTTTGGATAATATACTAACACCATCGAATTGCACTTGGGGCAGGAGAGGTTAGTAACCATGTCGTACTCTTCGTGCATACATTCAACGTCGTTACCCTCATTTGCGGCTATTCCTGTAGAGAAACTTTCTACATCACAGTCGTGATCTCCGCCCCAAATAAGTTCTGTTTGGCAATTCCAACAGTTCATAGATTATAGCTCCTTGTGAAGTCTTGTGGTTCGACGATGAATAAATTCTCTTTGGTTCTAGTTACACCAACGTAAAATACGCGGTGCATGTCATCAGAGTTAACATTCATCTGTTGCTCGG